ACTTCTTTATATCCCGATGGGATAGGTGCCTGTGGCTCATCGTCCTTAAATGGGATCATAGTCGATTGACCTTCAGCATTTACGAATCTCTTAAGGTCATACTTAGCTGGGGCTACTTCTGTCAACGCAACCTTGCCGAAGCCCGTTAAATCTTCAGTCATATCATCCGTAGGACTATAGCGAGATCTCATTCTCAAAGTCAAAAAGCCATCAGGCAACTGTCCTTCATTTGGTAATATCTCTCCGAGAATACTCTTAGATATTACGTCACTTGCAAACTTCTTACCTGCCTTCTCTAAGCCTGTATCTACTGGGGCAGGTGGAGTAAAGAGTTCATTAGCATTGTAAGATCCTGCTAAGTTCTGGGCTACTGCCTCTTGCCCTACATTACTTAATGTCATACGTGCTGCATCGGTAGCTGCAAAAGGATCTACCCCTTCTTGTGTCAAGATCTTTACCATCTGATCTTCACCAATACCTTGTGCTCTTAAGCTTTCAGCAGAATCAGCGATGAACTGTGAATCTTGTATAGCATTTGGATTGTACGTATTGCCAATACCTAACTCACTCTTAATGCCACTATAGGCTTCACTAACGCCACTAGCTACACCGCCAGTAACACCGCCTACTATAGCACCTCTAGTAGCCCCTTGGACTACATCTTGCCCACTAGCTATCGCCCTAGCTGCACCTGAACCACCGCCAATAACAGCCCCAGTACCTGCACCAGCAATTATTTTACTTCCAGTTGTACTGAAAATACCCTCAGAAACTTGTGGTGCAAATGTAGTAGCAGCATACGATATACCAAAAGAGACTGCAATATCTGTAACATCACCGCCCTTAATCGCTGTATTCGCTGCTGAAATGTAAGGTACAAGATAGTATTGCTGTGTGGCAATAGCAGCTACTGTAGCTACTGTTCCAACGTCTACCTTCTGCAATACTTCTTCATCGAACTTAGCTAGTGTATCTCCGATAGCAGGACCCGGATCGATTTTGGCTAGTGTATCGCCAGCACCTTCTACCCAGTTGTCTGCTTTGTCGATTGCATTATCAACAAATCCAATACCTGTTGGTCCACCGCCACCGCACATAGTGTATCCTTATAGTTTCTTTACGCTATTAAAGCCACCGACTCTATAGCCATTGTGTATGAAAAACTTTTTAGTTTCTTCAATCTTGCCGCCAACTGTATGACCCATATACAGTTCTGCTACTCCGGATTCTTTTGCCCAGTTCTCTAAAGCACGTAGCAATAAGAATGCTGCCCGTCCACCACGATACTCTGGCAATATGTAAAACCCTAAGTCTGCTGCTCTTTCAAGGTCAGAAAAGAAGAATGGACCTATAAACCCACCAATAAAACCTATGCAAACATCGTCTTTATATGCCAGAAACCCAGCACTCTTTGGGTAATTAAATAAGTCTTCTATCTTTTTTCTTGATGGTTTAGCATGTGCAAATACACTTTCTGCTACCATTCGCTCTACTAAACTAAACAGCAGATCTAAATGCTGCCGTTCTACTCTTATTATTTTTATCATGTGCTACTGTATATCTAACTTCCAGCCCTTTTCTGTTTCTTGTACATCATAACCTAGATTAACTAAAGGCTCTACGTTATTCTTATTGTCTGATTCTAATGTTTTGATTCCTGCTTTCTTGGCAATCTCAATACCAGTAGTAATTGCTTCATCTATTTTTTCTGGTGTGTCATTGCTAAAGAAGAATGGATCTAGCACACCGGGTCTCTTTACGAATCCTACAATAACGGTATCGTTATGCCTAGTCGTAATGACACGATTAGCACGAGTCAATCTTTCTACTTTGTTAATAAAGTCATCAGCCTCTTTCTGTTTATCGGGACCGAAGTTACCTTTGATGATGTCAGTAGGCTTCAGTCCCTCAGTAGGGTTGCTTGGTGGCAAAGAAGCTAACTCAGGCTCCTTCTCTTTCATTCTCTTTGCAGTCTCTTGTACGTACTGCATCTGCTCTGGTGTTAGTTCAGGTACTTTAGGCGCAGCAGCTTCTTGTGTCATACCTTGGGGTACTGCTGGCTGCTGTTGTGGTACAGCCATACCGCCTACTTGCATTTCGGTTTCTTCTTCTTCGCCTTTCTCTTCTTCACTCTCTACTTCTTTGAAGATTTCGTCCAGCTTAGATTCAAACTCACCCTCATCATCCTCAGTAGCCTCGTCAGCATTACTCATTTGACCCATGGCTTCCATCTTCTTAAGACCTTCTTTAGCAGCTTGTCTCATCTGCATCAGACGCTCAAGACCAATGTAACGAACTACATCGGCAGGGAATACAAATTCACCCTCGCTTAATTTAGCAGGGATGTCATCACGTACTTCTTCTTGCATAGATCCAACAGGGACATCGTTGCCACTTACTGGATCAACAGTACCACCTTCTTGAAGCATACCGCCCTCTTGAAGAAGTTTCTTAGTTTGTAGTTTTGCTTTCACAATACCGCCTTTAGCCATTCCTGCCTGCTCTTTAGTTATGCCTACTTCATCAGGGTTTTTACCAGTTCGCTTCATGTATTCCTCTTTCCATGCAGTAGGATGCTCTTTAGACTTTAACATCTCACCAGTTTCTGGATTGGATGAACTCCAGTGATACCTATTTTTATCGTATGGATCTCTTTGTGGTCTTACCCCAGCTTTCCATGCTTCACGATAGTTGTAATCTTTTGTATTTAAATCTGGCTCTTCGCCATATTCTTTTACATACTCTTTAAACCATTCTGTTTTTCTAATGCCAGATTGAAAGTCTTGTTCTTCCTTATCCGTTTGCTTTTGTTTCGGCATTGACTTCGTCTCTCAAATGTTTAAGCTGTCGTAGTGCTGTAATCGCACCTTGGGCTTGATATAAATTAACAGGTTCTACAGACTGCTCTAGTTTCTTCTGCTGCAACTCAATGTAATAATCAAGCATGTCATTGAATGCCTGCCATTGAGTGTTGGTATTAACCAAGCCCTTGAGCTTGGGGAGGTACTGCTTGCTGCTGTTGTTGAGGTTGCTCATTACCAGTAAATCCTTGTTCTTGTGGTGTAGGTGCCATACCAATTCCAATATTACCACCACCAGTACCAGCAGTATCGGCTACACCGGGAACTCCGGGAGCACCAGCAGCTGGGGCAGGAGGCTGACCTTGTTGCATTAGTACGGCTTGTCTGATTGCCTCATCAATATTATTCGTAACCTTCTCAGGATCTAAATCCATTGCCTTAGCAATCTCCCTGATAATATACGGGAATTTAGCGTAAGGTGCAAGTGCTGGGCTACTAGCAATTTGTAGGAACTGCATGAGTCGTTGGCTACGTACTTCGTTAGCCATGAGACTTTCAGTACCACGAGCCTTAACTTCTAGGTCTCCCTTGATCTCAGGATCGAAGTCAAACTGCATGTTAAAGCTAAAGAATGCTTCACCGATAGGACGGAGTAGATAGTCATCTACGTTCTTGATTACAGTCTTGATACTGCCAGAGGCAGCATTCATCAACATACTAATACCACTAGCTGTACGACCTACACCAGATACTCCAGTTTGACCGTGAGAGAATGATGGTAAGCCGGTTGCTTCGTCAGCTAAGATACGAGCCTTGTCGAACAACTGTAGGTTCTCATTGGATACGTTAGGAAACTTCGTACCAAAGATAGCCTGACCGGGAGCACCGCCTTGTCTACGGAATACTTTTCCGGGATACACAGACAGGTCTTGACCGGGAACGAGATTGGTTTCATCCACCTCGAACACTAAATTGCCAGATAGGACGGCATTGTCTACCGCCATACGCATAAACCCATTCATTAAAGTTTGTGTGTCGTCCATGTTTTCTGCGACACCGATGCCAAAGAAAGAGTAGGGGTTTAGCTCGTAGGGGACAGCATAATACGGAATCCTAGCTGGCTTAAAGGGATTTAATACCATTCGCAAGATACGACCATTGCAATACCAAATGTTTGCCTGTAATTCATCGGCAGCATTTAATTCGGCTGGGATCTTAACTCCATTGTTCTCAAGCATCTCACGCTCAACAGCACCCCAAAACTCTAAGACTTCAAAGCGATCAATACCTTGATCTACTTGATAGTCATTTAAATCGTCTTCCCAATATTTCTTTGTATAGGATTCACCACGACTTACAACATCATCAATAACTTTAGAACGGAAGAAAGGACGTTTCTTCAATGCACGAATCTGGCTACGGCTCATCTTATGACGCTCGATTACATATTGAGCCTCGTCCATGTTCGATGCATCAGGATCTGGATACAGATTCCAAACGCTAACATGAGAAGTCGAGGGGACAGTCTTGATAACTGGGGAGTAGTCTCCCTCGCCAGACCAGTTTGCATATTCTTTATCGATAGCAAAAGGACCCTTCATGATACCCGTACCAAAGAGTGCCATCTCAAATGCAGTCGATCTTAGCTGCTTACTTGCATTGCTTTCATCTAACTGGTCTTTGATCTTCTTCTCCATCTTCTTAGCAGCAACCATTGCTGGACTAAATGTAGCGGAGGTAGGACTTTGACCGGGACCTTCATTGAGATTGTTGATACCAGATAACTCATCCGTTAGAGGACCAAGTTGATCCTGTAGTGTCTTAAATGTAGCACCGGGTGGTAATTCTCTGCCGTCACCCTTGAATCCGTATGGTGAGAAGTTAGGTACAGCAGCACGAATCTTTTCTTCGGCAGGATCAAAGCTAACTGTATCTACTACACCTTCTGGTAGTACTGTTGGATCTACGCTGATTGGGAAATTATTATTGGAGAATAGAACATCTACAATTTGACCATAGGCTGCAAGTGTTTTAGTCTTGGTGACCTTGATAAACACACGGCTCTTCTCTGCCTCGGTGAACTGTACATCTGGACCATACAAGCCACGATAGTTACGATAGGCACGGAGCCATCTTTCTTCATCGTTACGTCTTGTTGTCTCTGCCTTGTTATATTTCTCCATTAATAACTGCACAATAGGAGCAGCTACAGGATCTTCCTCATTGATGTTACTAACATCTTTAAGATTAATGGATTCGTCTTCGATCAGGTTTTTATCTGCCATTCTCTACCTTTAATATCCAAATGTGGGATCGGCTAACTTCATCCCGCTTGTTTGGTGTAAGGGATTGTAATCCCACAAATTACTTCTAGGTCTACTCATGATACCATATCGAAGAGCATCATATAAGTGATCCTCTGACTTAGTATCTATATCCTCTGGGTTGTGTTTATCCAAAGGAATGATTGGTAATTGAGCAATTAAATTCGTACAATTGCTAGTTATAACCAATCTTGGCTCTTCTGTAAACTCATCTATCTGTAATCGTCTGTGTATTTCGTTTTTTCCCGACACACGACTACCAGCACTACGATCTGCGGGTCTCCACCGGCACCCTTGCTGAATCATCTGTTCAGCTAAGGATGGACCAGTGTCTCCACGCTTGTGCCAACACGATGAGTCCAGTACACCGTAGCGTATTGTCCCATCATTCTGTTCTAGTTCAAGTACCATATTCGCCAAATCCTTGGCTAGTACTTTACTTACGTACAATTCCCTGTAAACAATAAGCTGTTCTGCTGGAGTTACAGCAAACCAGACAACTGCTGAGTAAGAACCGTAACCATAGTCACACGCTCTGAACTTAACCCAACTTTTAGGGATGTCCATCGGATCAATAACGTGGATTTGGCGATTAAACTCAGGGAATGCTGCTCCTTCTGATACATCCCAGTTACCCTCCAACAATTGTTTACGTTGATGCTCTGGTAATGACAGCAGCATCGTCTCATAATCACCCTGTTCAGCAAGATAAGGGTTATCTGTCAGCATTGCAGGTATAAACCTACGCTTAAACAGGGGTTGCCCCTCTTTGCTGTGTCCCTTTGGATAGGTCATGATCTGTGATGTCTCAATATCCGTAGCCCAAAAGGACTTACCTGCCCTAGCTGGGTCAATAAACATCTTCTTAACCCACGCATGACCCGGTCCACCGGGGTTGGTAGTGGCTCTCATGTAGATTGGCAGGTCTGGTGCCGTACTACGTAGACGAGAACGCATGTAATTCCACGCAAATGGGGTAGACCACTGCGTCAATTCGTCAAACCCTACCCAACTAAACGCTAAACCCTGATAGCGGAGTACGTCTTCGTCCCTATCGAGGTATGAAAACCACAATCTAGCCCCACTTGGAGCCACCCACTGCATTTTTCTCTCTGACCATTTGATGCCCGGATAGATTTTCGGGTACATCTCTTGGCTTTTCCAGATCAATTCACGTAATTCTTCCGTGGTATGACGTAGTAACAGTCCACTAAACTGAGGATGACCCATGTATCGCAGTGGATCTGCCAACATTGCGTAGGATTTACCACCTCCTGCTGCCCCGCCATACAGTACTTCACGCTCAGGTGCTGCCAAGAACAGCGTCTGAGGACCCGGATTGGGTTTAAATATTACATTTTGCTCAGTAAGATCAGGTACATACACCGAATCTTCATCTTCTTCTGGTACTTCAGCTATCGGATCCGTCTGCTCCTTCGTCTCTGTAGACTTTTTTTCCGATTTTGTCTTCGTACCTTTGTGCCGCTTCAAGGGCTTGCCTGTATTTGGCAGCCCATTTTCTGAGAGTAATAGCTTTTCTCTTGTTCTGCTGCTCATTCTTTATTCTTTTCAGTAGTCCCACATGGGATATATATCTGCCAGTCACCTTGGTTAGCCAAGCTGCTACTTCTCTGGAGGTATATTGTTTCAAATACTTCTTAGCTTTTTCCAACGCCTCTAGTTCTAGTGGTATGGGGTCTAGTATTCCCGGATCTTGTTCCGATACTTTATACCCAAATGGTACCCATACTCTAGTAATTCTAGGGATTGAAACATATTCCCCTGTCTTAGCTGCACTTTCTGGTTGTGGCAAAATCCATTTACCCGCTGACTGGCGAGTAGTTGCCATTAATTACTCCTCTTCTTTTTCCTTTGGTGGGAGGATCATTAAACCATTAGTGGCTTCAACCTGTACCTTCTCAGTCTTGACTAAGCCTACCCGATCTAACAAATCCTTAGCAGCACTTAGTTTATCACGCAATCCTAATTCTGTGGGGTCTACCATACCACTGACAAGTGACATGGCTGCACGGGGTGCATTACGTGCCATGTACAACTGGGTACGTTCCATCAACTCTTCTTTGATGCCCTTGATAATATCGGTAGTGGGACTATTTGGAGAATATCCTGCCAATTCTTTAGCACGTAGAACATCCCCACCTGCTTCTTCAAATAGTACCTCTAGAAACTTAGCTTGTTTTTCAGTAAGCTCTCGGCTCATTATGTCTTCCTAAATGGTTTTACTTTTTTAGCAATTGCCTTTGGTTGTGCAACAAACTGTTTACCTTTTGCCTTGCCCATTCGTTTAGCTTTTGTTGTTGCCGCATATTCCGCAGGACTAAGAGCTTTAATAGCAGCCTCTGGTAAGTACCTTTCCCCGGTTTTAGAACTTGGTTTTCCACTCTTAGTACGCCACTTTTGTTCGCCCCAATCTTTTAGGGACTGCTGGGGTGCTTTCACTTTTTAACTTTCTTGGGTGGTGTGTGGGTCAGCTTTTGGCTAGAGGCAGTATGTGTTGCCCCTGTCATTAGAACTGAACCAGTCTTATGGGTCTTGCCTTTATACACTTTACCGTTTGGCAGATAGTGTGTTGCTGATTTACTCATTTGTATCCTTCCCCATAAGTTTCTAAATACGTAATTGCTGCTTTAAGAACATCTATCCTATCTTTTGCTTTTCCCAACACATTGTTACAAGAATTACAAAGAACTCCTCTTGCTTTACCTGAATCGTGGCAGTGATCTACATCTAACACTCTTCCAATCTCATCTTCCGTAATACCACAAATCATACAAGCATAGCCTTCTTTTTCACGGATTAACTCCCATTCTTCATATGTCAAACCATAACGAAGTTTTAGCTTTTCTGCTTTTTTATTTTTTGCTGTATTTGGATTTTCTTTTTTATATTGCTGGTGACAGGGTTTGCAACGAGAGCTAAAGTAGGAACTGCCAGACCATTTATCATAAAATTGATAAAAGTCTTTTTTACTTTTTTCAGAATTGCAAAAATTACAAACCTTAGTCACGATACCCGCCACCTTTTGCTTTATATTTTTTAGCTACAAGCTGTGCTTTCCGTGCTGACCACTGACCTGCTGCAGTGCCATGGGTAGCTGAGGCTTTTACCTGCGCCACAATCCGTTTACGTAACTCAGGCTTGGTATAGTTGCCTGCAGCATTGACAGTAGATTTCTTTTTAGTAGCCATTATTCTTTATTCGATGGGTCAAAGTATTCTTCTACTGTAAAAATAGAAGACATTGTAGAACCTGCTTCTGGAGTTGCTGTAATGTAATCACCAGAATTTAATACCAAATAGCTTTGATCAAATATTAAAAATCCATAAGCGGATAACACGTATCCGTTTGTGATTGAGTAAGACTCAGAAGTCGTAGTGTCATACCATTGAAGTGTTATTGTTTTATTTCCAGATGTACCATTTGAAACAAGCAAAAGCACTGCCTTTGACGTGTAGTTTGTTGGGCAGGTATATAAAACATTTGATGTACCAGCAGTTAAATTTTTTCCTATGCTTCGCAGCTTAGGATGGAATGCTGTTGTCATTTCTTCTTACGAGCCTGTGATAGTGCAATGGCAATCGCCTGCTTAGGATTCTTAACTACTTTACCATTCTTGCCGGAATGGAGTGTGCCTTCTTTAAACTCACCCATAACTTTTTTTACTTTAGCTTGCTGCTGCTTTTTCTTCACCATACCGCCCTTCTTGTACGTAGCATTTGGAGTACTCAGTGTTGCTGTCTTCTTACGACCTATCAGATCTTCTAAGGCAGCAATACGCTTATTAATTCTTGCATCAGGTGTAGATCTACCTTGTGCTGCTAACTTAAGAGCAGTCAGTTCCTTGCTTAATGCCTGAACCTCTAACTGGTCTTGAACTGCCATATCAGCACTTCTTCTTACTCATATTATTCGCTTTGCTCATTCCACCCTTAGCCATCTTAGTCTTGGCTTTAGGTACGCCAATCATGATAGCCAGCAAAGGTGTCTTACCTGTCTTACCAGCTTTGGATCCAGACTTTGTAACTTTGCCTTTCCCCTTAACCGAACCACCTTTAGCCATTTTCTTTTCTTCCTCTGCTGCTTTCTCTTTAGCCTTGGAAGCTTTGTACTTCTCAATCTCTTCCTTGGCTTTTCTGTTCTGCTCAGGAGTACCCATTACATTCTCATAGGCACGTTTGAAAATATTTGGGTTATTGCTCGGCATATTATTTCTTCGCTTTC